CCGTGCGACTTCGCGGTCCCCGACAAGCGCCGGGGCAGCGTGGACGTGGGCGAGGTGGCCATGAGCTCGGCCATGCGTGACGGCCGCTACTTCGTGGTCGACGGCCTCGGCATGAAGTGGCAGGGTGGGCGCCTTACCGGATCCGGCTGCGGCCCCTTCATTCGCGCGGCTCGGGCCTACACGGGGCGCGAGGAGGACCTCAAGAACAACATCGACGCCGCCAGATACGGCGTATCCGACCTCCTCCTCCGCACCGGAACAGGGGCATCCGCTCCCGTCGCGGTGCTCTGACAAGTTGACACGACCGACAGGATCGGTAAGGCTACCCCCGATGACGACCCCCGCGCCCATGCATCCCGACAGCGACGAGGCCGCCCGCTGCGACATCGCCGCCCGGCGCGTGCGGATGGTGGACGGCGAATGGCTCACCGACGCCGAGGAGGCGATCTCGGGCTGGTTCGCGGCCGAGGTGCAGACCGTCCTCCCGCGTCCCGAGATGTCGCGCAACCCGCTCGTGGACATCGTGACGCAGCTCGGGAGCATGATCTACCAGGAGTGCTACCACTTCCAGATGCTCGACGAGGCCGGCGATCCCGTCGGCGACAAGATGGCTGTGAGCATGGAGACGCTGGGGGTTCAACAGGAGCTCACCCGCTACCTCCTCGCGGTCAACGAATGTCCGCTCCGTCTGGACGTGAGTGATACCGGCGCTGTGACCTGCCGCGTCGTCACCCCCGACACCATCGCCGCATGGCCGGACCCCAAGGATCCCACGCAGTTCGGCATGGTCGAGCAGGGCGTGTGCCGCGTCCTTGATGGCAAGGAGCAATGGACCTGGGACCGCTGGGACATCCGCGACCCCAAGAGTCCAGTGTTCCAGGTCGTGGTCTACAGCAACGATGGCAGCGAGTCCGACATCACCGAGAAGGCGGTGGGGTTCAGCGGCTGGCCGAAGCGGTACACCGACAAGGACGGCGCCCCGGTCATGCCGTGGGTCCAGTACCACCGGTACGCCACCTCGAAGCTCTGGATGAGCGGGCGCGGCATGGAGGCCGTACAGGGGACGCTCACGATGTCGTGCCTCTGGACGGCATGGCTGGCAGGCGTGCGCGACGCCGGTTTCCCGACCCGGGCCATCGTGGACGGCGAGATCACCGGCGGCACCGTCCAGCGGAAGAACGGGACGACGGTGGAGAGCCACGTCCTCTCCCCTATGACAATCCTCCAGGTCAAGAGCCGCGACGGCGCCCGCGCGAGCCTCGACGGATGGACGAGTACCTTCGATGCGAAGTCGACCGGTGAGGCCGTGAGCGATTTTGAGGCAGGGCTGGCCACCTCGCTCGGTCTCTCCCCGGCCGACGTGACCCGCGGCTCACAGGGCATGAGCGGCTACGCGCTGGTTGTGTCCCGCGACGGGCTCCGGCGTCAATGGGCGCGGATCCAAGTGCCGCTCACGAAGTCGGACCAGATCCGCATCGCCCGCACCGTCGCCCTCTCCCGCCTCGACCTGCCGACTGACCCGATGCGCTGGCGCGTGTGCTACCCCGAGGTGCAGGACAGCGCCCAAGAGCGCGCCGCCCGGGTCGACGAGGCCGTCAAGCTGTACGAGGCGGGGCTCATCACCGGCGCCGAGGCGTACATGCGGACGCACCCCGGCACCGCCGAGGCCGAGGCGCGCGAGCACGCGGCCGAGGCGTACGCCGAGATGGTCGCCCGCACCGCGCAGGTGGCGTTACCGCCCCCCGAGACGGTCGACACGTCCGATAAGCCCAACCCCGAGAACGAGTCGGGCGACGGGCCACAGGTTCCAGGTTCCAGTGAGGGAGAGTAGCGATGTCCGAAGTCGAGAAGCCCGCCGAGAAGCCGCAGACGCCCGAACCCACCGCGCACAGGGGCGACCAGCGCGCCGCTGACTACGCCGCGCATGGCGAGGCCGCGCCCTGGATCCCGAAGTCGCGCCTCGACGAGGAGGCCGCCAAGCGCCGCGCCGCCGAGGAGCGGATCGCGAAGGAGTACGTTCCGGCCGTGGAGAAGGCGACGAAGCTGGAGGCCGAGCTCACCGCTGCCCGCCAGGCGCACGCCTTCGACCTCGCCGCGGTGCGCTCCGGCCTCGCGGATGACGACGACGTGGCCGAGTTCCGCGACCGCTACAGCCGCATCCAGCCGGGCGAGGACGGCAAGAAGCCCAGCCCCTCGGCGTGGTTCGCCGACCTCCAGGCCAAGGCCAAGGAGGGCAAGCTGCCGAAGTGGGCGGTGGCGTACTTCCCCGCCCCCAAGGCCGCCGACCCTGTGGAGGACGACGACGAGGTCGTGACGCCCCCGCGCAAGCCTGCCGCCAAGACGCGCGCCGACGAGCCGGACCCGAACGCGGGCGGGAAAGCGGCCGACCCCGGCGGCTCCCGTGCGTGGACCGCCGAGCGGCTGGACCGCGTGTCCCCCGATGTGATCCGCACCCACCACCCCGCGGTCATGTCCGACCTGGAGAAGGCGGGGCTCGTCATCGCGCCGACGAAGTGGCTCTCGCGGCGCAAGCAGGCTTGACGCCCACGCGGCGGCGTGTCAATCTGTCATAGACCACCTCGGGATCCCCTCCGACAACGGGCGTAAGGCGGCAGCAGACCAACCCCTTACGCCTCACTGGAGGGCCAGATGGCCAACGAAGTCAGCAACGCCACCCTCGTCTCCAACGGCGGCCGGATCTCCAAGGTCCTTTCGCCCTTCGTCCATACGCTCCTGTACGATCCGGTCGGTCTCCGGTCCCTGATGACCTTCCGCCCCGAGGGCGTGATGGGCTCGGCGACCGCGAACGTGACCAAGCTCACCCGCGGCAGCGCGGCGGCTGCGGCCTCCTCGGAGACCAGCGGCGGCGCGAGCAACACGGCGCTCACGACCGCCAACTACGACCTCACCGTCGCCCGCTACCTCCTCAAGTTCCAGGCCACCGACCTGTTCGCCCTCACCGGCGGGCCGATCGACGTCGACACCATCATGTCGATCCTGGAGGAGGCGGTCGAGCTCACCTACACCGACCTGCTCACGGCCTTGTTCGCCAACATCGCCGGCAACGTCGGGACGAGCGGCGCCCGCCTCACGGTGGACGACATCTTCGACGCGCTGTACTACCTCAACATGCAGAACAACGGCGCCGCCGCGGTCGCCGTGCTCGCCCCCCGCCAGATCAACCACCTCCGCGAGTCGCTGCGCGGGGAGACCGGCGCGATGCAGTGGCGGACGGACGTGTCCGGCATGATCGGCGCGGGCGTCGGCGGCGTCGGCTTCCAGGGTCGGCTCCTCGATGCGTCGTTCTACCAGAGCGATTCCGTCGCGCTGGCCAACGCGAACGCCGACCGCCAGGGCTGCATGTTCACGCAGGGCGCCTTCGCCTACCGCTTCGGGTCGGTCGCCGGCATCCTCAACACGATGATCAACCCCGCGGACGTCCTCATGGCGACCCCGGAGATGTTCATTGAGCGCGTCCGCGACGGGGCGAACGGCATGTCGAGCCCCTACCTCAACTTCTACCCGGCCGTCGCCGAGCAGGAAGACCTCCGCGGCGTCAAGATCACGACCAGCGCCTCGGCGTAGTCACCCCCAGCGCGGCGCTCGCAAGGGCGCCGCGCCCGTCACCCGTCACGATTCAGAGGGAGCCCACCATGTCGTCACCCCAGCAACGCCGGTCCATCCGTCCCACGGGCGAGAAGTACCTCCCCGCCGAGCAGGTCGAAGAGACCATCCTCCCGGCGCAGTACAGGAACGAGCCGTTTGTGTTCGTTCACTACCCCGGATGCTGGGAGTGGGACCGCGAGCAGAAGCGCATGATCCCGACCCTCTCGGCGATCACCGGCATGCGCGGCGTCAACGGCGTGGGCGAGGACGGCAAGATGCACCGGGCGCTCGGGTCCTCGGTCGAAAAGGGCGGCACGCACATCCTCCCGAACGACCAGCGCCTCGGCGAGTGGATGGGCTTCATTACCCGCTACAAGGCGGCCGGCGACCCAGGCCAGCCCAACGGCTGGTGCTACGTGTTCCGCTCGGCGGGCTTCGAGATCCTCCCCGGCGGTCGCGCCAACCCGGTCGATGGGAGCAAGGAGTTCAAGGAGTTCCGCCGCTACCTCCTCGACCACGGCATCGTCCCCCCGATCCCGGTGGCCGTGTTCAACGAGCTCCGCGCCAACGCCGACAAGGCCCTCGACGGTGCCATCCGCGTCGCCCAGGACAACCCGCACCGGGCCGCTAAGGTCGACGAGCGCCGCCAGGTCCTCGCCGAGATGGACGCATGGTGGGAGCGTGAGATGAACGGCGAGCCCGAGCCGTCCGCAGCCCCCGAGACGCCGGCCCCTCGCCGTCGCGTCCGCGCCTCCCCCGAGCCGGCCCCCGAGGTCGACCTGACCCCGAGCGCCGTATGAGCGCCACCCCTTCCAACGTCACGCTCGGAACGGGGGAGACCCCCCGCGCCCGTGAGTCCATCGAGGACATGATCCGCCGCCAGCGTGGCGACGGGGTGCCCTACGAACAAGCCAAGCGCCGGGCCATCGAGACGGCGAAGCGGTACGACCGCAAGGAGAACCGATGAGCCTTCCCAGCC